GTATATGAGTATTCATTAGTGTATGTTTTAAGAGGGTATTTTTCTCTTCCGAAAACTCTGATTTGAGGTTTACTTCCACGCTTGTATCTGGTCTTTAATCTTTTAAACGTTACATGAATATCATCAGCGGTAAGTTCTGTTAAAGAGCCAGTAGAGAATGAAGAATCATCCCAACCAATTCTTAACTTAGGTTGGTAAATAGTGTTTGTTTCTTTTGAAAAGAATTTTAATTGTCCGTAATCATTAGTATCATTTTCTAATGATGTATCATGTTTTAAAATAAATCCCTCATTTGGTAGAGTTCCACCAATCCATTCATCCATAGTTGTTTTAACATCCATTTCTACATCAGATGATTCGTATGAAAATGATTGCGTTGAGAATGAACCAGTAAACCAAGTTCCTCCTTTACCATTAAATGAACCAGTTGTATCTGCAGAATGGTTTTCTTGTGATAACCAGTCTTGTCCTGTTCTTACAGAGTTCCAAGATACACCATCAGTTGTAATATCATCGAAACGAGTACCTATACCCATTTCCCATGATTGTGTTACTGCATAAGCATATATTGTATAATCAATTGGAATTTCAGATGATTCACATTCTTTAAGAATCATATCTACTGCACTCATTGTTACTTCACCACTTGCAATAGATTGTGAAAGTGGAGTTGTTTCAAACTTGATTACAGAATGTGCTATATCTTTTAAACTTCCATAATAAGTTTTAGAAACTTCTAAAATTTCATCTAATCCAGTATTCTGAGATGGTTGTTGTAAGTAAATAGATGCATCTTTAGATGCGGTTACGAAATGATACATTATATAACCCTCCCTTTTATATCCTTACCAGGATATTTTAATTCAAATACTGAAGGGTCTAATGATGGAAAAACCATTTTACCTTTAGTTGCCGTTTCAATATTATACTTGTGCTTGGAGTAAGTTCCACCACATTTGTTTTCAATTGTACATTTAGGAACAGATTGTACTCCTTCTACGGATGCTATTATCAATTCTAATTCTGAAATATTAATTGGTTTATTAAATGCCCAATTATCAATATTAAAATAATTTTCTATTTCAGTAATACATTGTAACATTACTTCTCGTTTATTATAAGAATTAAATACTCTGATTTCAAAATCAACACCAACATTTATTACAAAACCATCTAATAAATTTATACCATCGGTTAACATTCTATATTCTGATAGGTATGTTTTTAAATTTTCTTTAACTGCTCTGTTTAAAGATGTTAATTTTTTATTTGAATTATATCCAAGAACATATAGATTTATAGCAAATGGATTATTCTTTTCATTTACAGTTCCTTTTTTATTAGTTAAAAAAGTTTGTAATTGTGTTTTTAACTCAGTTTCTGTAAGTTCTTTTTCTTGTAAATCTAAAACCAACCCTGCGAACTCATCTAAAGAATCAGGTGAGGATAATATTGATGATGGTGAGTTGTTATCCAATTCTCCATCAGGAGCAGTATATGCTTTTGCTACACCTCCATATTTTGGTGGAAGAGCTAATGCTCTAACTTGATAATCTTTTCGTGTTACTGCTCTGTTTTGTGAACCAAAGTGTGCAAGTGCGTTTTCTCTAATCTCATCGATTGTTTCTGCACCCCTACCACCACTAGCTGGTATTTCATTATCAACTGCAACTGAATTTTTACAGAATCTATATAATGTTAATTCATCATCATCAAATAAAGATAAATCTTCATCGAATTCAATTGCATCTATTTTAGTTAAATCGTTTGCAGGTACATTTGCCTCAACACCACCACCTGTAAAATATCGTATAGTGAGTGTTGTGTTGGCAGGAGCCTGTCCATATGATTTTGATTTTAAAAAGTTAGCAGGGTCAAATGATGCTCCCAATCTATCAATTGAGTTGTTTAATCCTAATCCCACATTTTTAAAGTTTGGTAAGAAAGTTTCATCTGAAGATGCTGAATTACCTCCCCCAAATACAAGAGATGTTGAATTATCTTCATTTACTTGTCTTACAAATCTTCTTGATGTTTTAGTTACTTGTAAAACCTGTGATACTGAATCTTTAAATTGTGCTAAATCTTTATCACGTTGGTCTGTGTTTGCGTAATCAGTATAAACAAGTTCTTGTGCAAGATAAGGAACTTCATACCATTTGTTTCCATTTGAATCTCTCACATCATAAATTTCAATTATATTAGTATCAGCAATATTAATTTTAGAAAATTGCTGTGGTGAATCAAATGAAACATTTAATGTATTTAATTCAGCTGAAATAGCATTTACATATTTTCTTATTAAATAAAATGTTGGTTCACCGAATTCGTTTCTTTCGTACACAGATACTTCTCTCTCATTCAAGTCATTAAAATCTACAAGTTCGGTAGTTCTAAAAGTAAGACCTGTTGTTGAAGAAGTAATATTCATTCCTTCTTTAATTCTAATAAGATATCCTGCATCTAAATCAAATCTATTATCACCATCATATAAATTACCACTAGCTTTTCTTTTACTTGGTACAAGCTGGTAAACTGATATAGTTGTTAATCCTGCCGATGTTGTTTTTGGTTTATATCCTAAGAAGTTTGCAAGAGCAACAACATTACTTCTATCTTCTGCAGAATGAATCATTGATTCTTTTAAAGTATCATCAATATAATATCCAAGAACATCTCCTAAGTAAGATGCCATTTCTATGAACATCATACCTGGCGATGATTCATTAAAATCAGAATACGTTTGTGGGAAGTATGTTTTTGAAAACTCTATTAAATTATCTCTAAATTGACCAAAGTCTTTATTTAGATATTTAATATCTCTTCCCTTGTTTTTTATATTACCAGTATTAAGTGCCATAATTTATTATCCCTGCAAAGTAAATGTTACATTATCGGTTTCGATATTATCACCAATTGAAAATTTTATATTCATTCCAACTTGATTTCTATCTTTCATTTCATCTGTTAATTCAACATTTATTTCATCTATGTTTATATAAGGTAACCAAAAGTTTACACTTTCAGTTATTGTATCTACTAATCTACCCTCGAAATCATCTCCCATTTGTTCAAATAATAATTCGTGTAATCCTGTACCAAATTCTGGTTGCATTACTCGCTCTCCTTTTGCTGTAAGAAGAAGATTTCTTAAATTAGATTTTGCAGCTTCATATGAGGTATAGGTTGGTTTAAATAAAGTACCACCATTTGTAGGAAACTGAAATCCATAAGCATGACTATCAAACTCTGATTCAGTATCTTTTACAATTTTTTTACCTATAACGTATGCCACTACTTACTCCCTACTTTTTAAACTTTTTAACTAAAGCAGAGTTATCTCTGTTTAATATTCTATCTAAACCAGGTAACCCAGTCTGTACACCCAATCCACCTTGCTTCACTCCAGCAGTTGCTGATACATCTCCATATCCCATCTGTGCTGCCATTGAATGTTGCAAGTTCGGTGGTACACCTCCTCCCATTGCAACGTTAGTTGAATCAAATGTAATTGTTTTATCCATACTTTCATTCACTTGTGGTTTCTGAAATGAATCTAACACAGATTTAACTTGTGTTCCTCCACTTCTTTGTTCTTTAGAGAATGGTTGTGTATTATTAAGAACCTCATTAATTGCAGCGTTTTTACTCAATTGTCTTTTTGGCTGTTCTTCTCGTTCGTTTTGTAATACTTGATTTGCCATTTCAAAAGGGTCTGCTTCTTCACTAACTACTTTTTTTGTTGTAGTTTTTTTCAAAGTTTTCATTTTACCTTTAACGGCTTCATCGAGTATCGCTGGAAATTGTTCCTTAAGAAACTTCTCATGTTTCTTAGACACCTCAACCTCCACTAATGCCTTTATTACCTTAATAAGTTTTTTATTATCCATTTTTGAAAAATTGTTTTTATCTTAATATAAATATATCTTTGTTCGTTTTATAGTTTTTAATCACAGTCCGTACAACACTTTCTTCTTTCTTCCTCAAGCTCTTGTCTAATTTGAGATAAAGATTTTTGTAATTCTTTAGAATTTCTATCATCTTTTGCTTTATCTATTAAATCAGCAACCATCAAATCAGCTTCTGTAAAAAACCTTTCTCTACCTAAACTATCTTTTTGTGTTTCTGCTCTAAGTATATCATCTAAATTTGATTCTAAAGTACCCCCACTTGATAATCTTGCTCTAAGTTCATTATCTATTTGTTCAGCTTTTTCTCCTTGTAAATCATCGTTTGGTACATTTCCTCCACTAAACGTATCACCATCCAAAGAACCAAAGTTTCCATCTTCTCCAAAGTTTTCGGCAGATTGTCCTCCACCCAACTTTAAAGCCGGAAATGGAATGTTTGGTATTGAATAACCTATCCATTGTACAACACCAGGACCTGGGATTGGAGATGGTGCTGAAGGGTATAACGATGTTGTCATATACATTCCCTTTAAACTAAATAAATGTATTTGCATAAACAGAACCATCATATCTAAAAATGATAAACAAGAATCTGTTGGGATTTCAAATGGAACGTTTGGCCATGTGCCAGGTGAAGTTACCATTGCTGAGTTTGCTATTA